TATGTTGCTCATAAGCATTGGTCGCCAGCTGAAAAGCGTGCGTTCAATCGTGAGCACCCTGAGATGAACTGGTTTGACTTGCCGACTCCGCGTGAACAACCGGAGAAGCAGGCTCAGCACTCTCGTAAAGAGGCTGAGACGTACATGGCCGAGTATCGTCGGGCCAATGAGAAACGCAACACCGGAGCAAAACGCCATGTTGCTTTTAATTTTGGCACGGACACCAACTACCAGAAAGTGTTGGATCGTTTGAAGGCCACCGGCAGCACGTGGGAGGATTTCCAAGATGCTGTTGATCGTGATCGTGAATACGGTTACAACAAGACGTTGGAGGATTTTATGGACGATGCGTTCGGTGATGAGTACGAGGAGGACAATGATGACTCCAAGGATCACCAGGGTGGGTATGAACCAGGAACGGTTGGTGCTGTTAACACCGGAACAGGTGCTCGAGCAAATCGCGCTCGTGCCCGCCACGCGCGTGAAGAGAAGAAACGGCGTGATGGAGGGGACTATGAAGGGTGGAAAGAGGCTATTGCGGCGTTGCCCGAAGCCAATAGAACGCGGTCTGAGCCCGTTCTGGCACCACACGTTACTTCTCAGTTCACCACTGCCGACACACCGGAATCTGACATTGAGGTGCCGGACAACATTGTTTTTGATGCACCTGAAGCAAAAACTGTTCCAATCGTTAACATGACGCCATTCCTCACAGCTTCAAACTCAGCTGTGGTTGCACCTGCAAAGAGCGTTGAAACGTCTGAAACCACGGTGATTGTGGCTGAACTCCGTGCGATGATGCTTGAGTTCATGCAGGAGGCAGCTAAGGCTGGGAAGGAAGTGAAAGATGCACCACCTCAGCGCGAGGTGCCAGTGATTGTGTTATCGCAGGGAGCTGTATCAGTACCCGGGCCACACAAGTGTGTGTTGTGCAAAAGATCAATCAAAAAGCGACCAGATGGAAAGAAATTTGTTACGTGTTTTGCTTGTCACAACAAGATCTGGCAGGAAATGACCACCAATGGCAAACCGCCTACAAAAGCGGTTGTTGATGCCGAAATTTTGCGTGTGAAGCACGCAAAGGAGACTGGCAAGGAGGCCGTTGTTGTTGGTTCACCAGAGGCGCAAACTGTTCAACCAGTGTTCCCGTTTTTGAAAGCGTTGGAGAGCGTTTTCGCTGTCACTGTTACGGATGGCAAGAAGGATTTGTCACGCGGGTTTGGGTTTACAACCAATTCGATGTTTGTAACCGCTGCTCATGTGTGGACCGCTGGAATAGTGGTCGGAAGTGATCGCGCGCATCTTGTGATGAAAATTCACGATTCAAAAGGAGTGCGTTTGATCAAATACACGGACACGAAGCAGAAAAATCCCGATGAAAACGACATTTGGTTGTGTGGCGTTGGTTGCGCAAAAACTGAGGATGGTAAAATGGGCTGGATGCCGAAGATGGCGACCATGAACAAAAGCTCAGCTGACATGGTGGGAGTTATCACCGCAACGATTATGCCCGATGGCACGTTGCATTCAGGGTACTTGGGTTCGCTCACTGGAGTGCGTTACGCACACAATTGCAGTACCTTGCCTGGTGATAGTGGTTCAGCGTGTTGGTATGGTGATAAGATCATCGGAATGCACATTCTCGGCCCTGGAAAGGCCAATTCTGGTTTGGTTCACCCCAACATGATGCTCAGTTGGGCGGTGATTGCTGCGGCCATTAAGGATCCGCAGTCAAACTAGAGTGGTGCTCTCGTGGATGGCAAGCTTACGCTGATCTCCATCACGTTAAGCTTGGGAGCACCAAAACGGAGTTGTACAAAGATCATTTTCCAGAGTCGGCCTTTCAGTGCAGTCTGCCACGCAACTGCTCTAAGGCCACCAAGAAGACGATAGTGAATGACCAGTTCATAGAGTATGCTAAATCGCAAAACTTTATTGATCTGCATAAGGACGTGTGGCGGGTACCAGAGATCAACCCCAAAAACAGTTATCAGGAGTCTTGCAAATTTTTCGCTGAAGAGCGTAAATTCAATCCTGACCCGGAGCTGTTCAAGGTTGCTCAACAATGGGCCTTGCGCCACCTCTCACCAACGTTACGACTCGGACGATTTTTCACGCTGGATGAAATTAAGGAAACGACGGACATGTCAGGATCACCTGGCTACCCCGACAACATAGCAAAACAGACCAAATTGCAATGTTGGGGAGATCCGGAATTCCACCGCACGTACGGTGTGTGTGTGGCTGACTGGCGATCGGATGACTCCATCATGCCAGCAGTTTTCCTAAATCAACCCAAGCATGAGATTCGTAAAAAGAAATTGCAGGATGACGGCTCAGAATTACGTACCTTACGGACGTTTTTTGCTGGCCCGATGCGCCTGCATTTCCGGAAAGCACAGTACTTTCTGTCTCAAAACCAATGGCTGACGGCGCACCATGAGCGCCTGTGGCTAGGTGTAGGAATGTCTTACTTTCATGGAGGATGGGATAAACTCGTTCGCCACCTTGAGGGGGTGGGGGCAAAAGGGGAAGTCTCGTTTTTTGAATCAGACGTGAGCGGTTGGGACCGTTCGTTGCACTATGATCTGATGATGGTGGCAAAGCAATTGCGCGTGCAAAGCATGGGGTGGACACTCTCTGCTGTTGACCATAAAGAAATTGATACTCTTTATGAGCTCACCGCGCGTGCCAACGTTATTATGGAATATGGCGAAGTTGTGCGTATGCCCGGCGGGATGCCGAGTGGAGACGCCAACACCATTTACGACAATTCGATTATCAATCTTGTCGTTAACTTCTATTGTATTCTACGTTCTTGCAAAGGCATAACGTATGAGGAGGCGATGAAATATTTTCGCATGAAGTTTGTTGGTGATGATGCCATAGGATCAGTTAACCGTAAAGCCTTACCTCACTTTCAGTGGGATGCATTCAAGGTGGGTTACGCGGAGCTTGGATTAAAGCTTAAGTACCTTAAGGATGGACTCGACGTTACACAATTCGAGTTTTTATCTAAGGGATTTGTGCAAGTTAATGGTGTATGGTGTATCAAACCAAACATTGAGAAGCTCATGTCGCAAATAGCTTACGGGTTACGAAGCTTAAACCCGAAAAATATATGGTTGCAAGCATGTTCGCTTAAGTTGGAGGCTTTTGCCATACCTCGACTTTTTGCTTTCGTGCAAGGTTGGGCCGATCGCTGCCGCAAGTTGTGGCCTGTGATTGAGCTTGAAACCGCTCTCTTACCATGGTCTGAAATCGCAGCTGCGGATCATACCATCACTCAGACGTTAGCTTTACATACTGGGTTTGAAAACATGTGGGTTCAGCAAGCGGTTGTGCACGTAATCAAAGTTCCGCTTGAAAATGAGTTGGGGCGTGAGTCTATGCCCCAAAAACGAGAGAATGGCCGCAATCGCCGCGGTCGCAACCCAAGCAAAGAAGAACCGGGAAAGGGTTCTCCAGACCATAAGCACTCGACTAACATTGTACAGAAAGAGTCAGGGTTTGATGGTAAAAATCGCGCCGCGCGCCGCGCAGAATCAAAAGGCGCAGGACAGACCATTGTTGAAGCACTTGCGCACGCAGGCAACGCTCGAGGAGCGCGAGGGCGCGCTTTGGGAGAGGTGGTTCGGCACGGTAGCAATTTGGCAGCCGGTGCCCATCGAAGTTACGCTGGACCTGCCAAAGTAGTGCCGTACGACATTCGAGCACGCCGTTTTGTTGGAGGTGACGTTGCGAAATCAGCACCAAAGCGATTTCTTGGTGGTGAAGAAGTGGTCCCTCATGGCATGCAGAAAACCGTGAAAGAAGACGTCAAGAAGGATGTCGGTTCAGGCAGCAGCGGCGCCGCTTTTGGCCCAGGAGCAATCAACCCTAGGGTGCCAGGTGGCGGTCCGCCACAATTCGGTCAAGGAGCACCGCCCAAACCAGTGATGGGAGGGCGTTCGTACGGTAACCCGCAGAAGGCGTACAAGCGAGGTACCAACTCGAAAGGACAAAGTGGGATGAATTTGTTTGTGCGCCACACGGAGTACGTTCAGGACATTGTTGGAACCGCGAATTTTGAAAATCGCGTGTTCGCCATGAATCCTGCAAATTCAGCATTGCACAAATGGCTGCCCAACATTGCTCAAAACTATGATCAGTATCGCTATCATCAGTTCACGGCGCATTTTGTGACCGAGGAAAACACTGCGGCTAAGGGCCGAGTTGGTATCGGTTATGACTACGAAGTGTTGGATGCCAAGGCTGCTGACAAAACGATCTTTTACAATCTTGAAGGTCGGCGACTCACAGCACCGTGGACATCAAAAGCTGACGGTTACAAACCAAGCACTGCAGCGACAAAGTGGTTTTATTGTGGTCAGGCGGGTGGCGCGCTGCCGCCAGGAGCAAATGATATGTTCTTTTACTCAGCAAATCTTGAAGTCATCACCGAAGGATGTAATGACACCGCTACAAATGGAGAGTTGCACATATCTTACCTCATTGAATTCGCTCGCAGCAATCTTGAGGCGGTGGCTTCCAACAGCATCACACAAGCCACGTATGACTGGTTTTCGGGAGATGGTGCCGGTGGCGTGACTGGTAAAGGGCCGTTTACTGCTGGTGCCAATGTGGTACCAACCGCTGGTGGGTATCGTCTTTACCCCGGCAGTTCATCTGTGTACACCGTGACAGGTGCAAATACTTCCACTACGCAGGGTGTAACGTCTATTGGTTTTCCGCTTTCTACAACTGATCAAGTGTATAGAGTGGAGGTTTCTGCTTATTGCGTTACGGCTGGAGCTTCAGTGCTGCCGATTGATGTGGCTGATGTTTTGACATTGTTCACGAATTGCGCTGTGTCAACGCGTTCTGTTGGTACTGGTGTGAACACTGTCACCGTTGTGCAGTCAGGATCTTCAGCCAAAGCATCGACCACTCAGTACCCGCGGTCTCCGGGTACTGCCAACACTAATGTGTGTTCTTGGGTTGATATCAAGGTCGCAGCAGGTGCCTCAGCAACGGCGTTTTTTCCCACTGAGGATTCCACGGCCAGTGACGTTTGGTTGATTACACTCAATATCATTCCAATTGTTCCGTTAACAATTGGTTTTTACAGCGCATGGACTCTGGCCGATGATGGCAAAGGGGGTGAAGTGTGGGTGCAGTACTTGACCAGTTCGGAAGGTGCTGTTGATGTTGTGGATGAGAAGGGCAAAGTCACCACTCGAGTGAAACAAAAACTCGTGGTGGCTGGAACAAAGCCCGTTACCAAGGAGCAAATGGCTTACGACGTTAAGGCTGATCGTGCTGCATGGCGTAAGTTGCACAAAATGTCGGAGTTTGACATTACGCAAGCGTTTGTGGCGGAACCAGCTTCAGCAGGCACCGCCGCTGAGGTTCAATTGCGTCTCACCACGGCTTTGATGTGCGTTCTTGACGTGGCAAAAGCCACGGAAAGCGAGTTGGAGTTGGCTGTGAGAGCCAAGGAGGAAAATGCCAGACGTCGCAAAACGGCCGTTGATCGGCTGTTATCTGAGGACAGTGACTACAACGCAGACTGCCACTGGCCCGATGATTGCAAACGGTTACCAGGTCAACACACTCCTGGGGCCACATGTCCTGACACGTACGATTGTTCTACTCAACGGGTTGTGGATCGTGATGCAATTGAGCGCGGG